CTGAGCAATTTCGGAAGGATTTTGTAAAGCGTGGTATTTTCATGAGTATGGAAACTCATGCGAAGAGTATTGAGGCCGATGCTGAAGCTGGTATTGTGGGACTGATTAGCCAGTTACAGGGACTTCAGCGCAATGATGAGAGCCATCAGGTTACGGTTGATAAAGATCCAATAAAAAGATTAGAGGAATATAAATTAAGAGCAGATGGGATTGCTGAACAACGAATGTGGTGGGGTATTGAGCCATTTGATAACTTTCCAGTAATGATGACTCGTGGTCAATTTATTGGGTTGATTGCGGATACTAAAGTTGGAAAAAGTTGGCTAGGATTAAAGATAGCTTTAGCTAATTATATACGTGGATCTAGGATTAGTATTCTTTCTCCTGAGTTAAATAAGATTTTCTTGAATGCAAGAATTGATACTATTCTTGCTTATGAAATGGGTTTACCTATTTCACATGAAAAGTTGGTTTACGGTGTACCTGGAATTGAAGAAAATTATACTAAGTTTTTAAATACTAAAGAAATGGAACGAGGAGATTTACGGTATCATTTACATAATCCTTCAGATAGATTTACGGTATCATCCATCGCTACCGTAGTTAAATCAGAAAAGCCTGACTTAGTGTTAGTCGATGGAATATATTTAATGCAGGATGAAGAACATGGTGGTCAATCCTGGGAGCAGATTCGGAATATCTGCAGAGGTTTAAAGACATTAGCTACAGAAACAAATATTGCTTTATTGGTTACTAATCAATCAGGCAGGGAAAGAGGGGCAAATGAGAATTCTTCGACTCCTGCGTCAGCGTCTAACGTTGCCTACGGTTACGATTTCAACAGATTTGTTGATATATTGGTGTCAATCGGTGGGTCTAAGGCTACTCCTAATACTAGAGAGGTTGCTATACCACTTATCCGTAGTGGTCGCTCAGTTCCAGGGGCTTATCCGATTACTTTTGACACCGATACGGGTGATATTGGCCGTACCGTTGGTGAAATCGCTCCAATGTCTATGGCTAATATCGACTTTTAGTCTGTACATAGCGGTGAATGCTGGATTTGTATATGGAGGATATCGTACAGCTGAATACTCCATGTACTTAGGAATATGGACTGGTGTTATAGCTTGTGTATTGTTTACTACAATAGTTTTATATTTTTCATTACAAGTAGCACAACAGATTAGAAAATAATGACGATAGTTGAATTTTTAGAAGATGCAGGTCTTATTTTCACCAAAAAAACTGGTGAAGAGGTGGTAGCTTATTGTCCTTGGCATGATGATAAGAATGCTTCTCTAGCGATTAATATCCGTAAAGGTGCCTATCATTGTTTTAACGGCTGTATTAAAGGTCGTGATGGAATGAAGCGGCTGCTAGAGAAGCTAGAACCTAATCGTAATCTTTATCAGGTACTAATAGATAGATTTCCAGAACTGTATATTAATAAATATACAGGAATTGAACCCACATCAACGGATGAAGTCAAATATGATGTTACTCAACTACCATCTGCTGTTGATCATCCATATTTGATGACACGTGGTATCACAAATCAAACAATTAATGATTTTGATATTCGATATCATGTAGGCTTTGATAGCATTATCGTACCAATTTATCAAAAAGGTAAGTTACTAGGTAGCGTTCAGCGTAATATATCTCGTAATCCTAAGTATATTAATTCTCCAGGCATGGATAGAGATAAAGCTGTATTTCCACTCGATAAGGTAGAACCTTATGATGGTAAAATTATAGTGGTGGAGGGCTTATTCGATGCAATAAATGCACATCAAATGGGGATGACACATACAGTATGTACATTCGGTGGTAATGTATCACATGCGCAAGCTAAAATCTTAGGTTCTTAATGAAATTAGGTTTATCGGTTGAGTATACATTTCCATCAGGACTAGCCAAGGATTTTGGCGATATGACAGACTTTTCAGGTTTAGAATATCATACATATTGGAAACTAAAAGTACTACAAAAAGACTTAAATTATATGATGGAGAGATCTTAAAATGCCGTTAATTAATAAGGGTATGTACACAAACACAAGTAACATGGACGGAGCTAGTAGCGAGTTCCGCAATCCTAATTCGATTTGGCGTAATACTGTTCGTATTCGTCCTGGTGAACATGCGGTTATTCGGTTTGTTACCGATTTTATAAATGGAGATATGTCTCGTTTTCATGGAATTCCAGGTATGACTGCTAAAGGGCAGCAATTTACATCTTATGAATACTGTAGTCGGTTAAATGTTAATGAGAGTGGGCCAGTTCTAACGACTTCTTGCGACCATTGTATGTCTGCTGATGAACGTATTGCTAAGACCACTAGTCGATACTTGTCTTGGGTATTTCACTACGGTACATATCATGTAGATCAAAATCCATTTCTTGATAGAGATGGGCAAGAGGCTTGGAGTCAGATTAAACTTGGTAATAAAACTTTTTTTAGAGAAGTTGTAAAAAAGCCTCAATTGTTGAATACGTCATTTACTCTTTTCAAGAATATTGAAGAGAAGTATGATCTATTTTCTACGCTATTGGGCCGTACTTTTGATTATCGGTCTAGTCGTCCATCTAATATCACACAATATTCTCTGGAAAATTCAGATACTTCATTTAAAAACAATTATGTACAAGAGATTCTAGACATGGAGAATAGCCTTCCTGACTTAGAAATGATTGCGGCTAAGTTGATTACTACCGTAGAGTTGCCTAGTTTTAATAAAATATGGCTAAAGTCAGTGTGGAATTAGGTTTAACACTCAAGATGGCTACAGGTGGGGGATATAATTTCTTCCGCCCGTCTATCACTATTGCAGATATCGATACTAATGAAGAAGTCAAACCTCAAATTGATAGAGCATTAGAAGTTGTAAAGGAAGCATGGTCTGAGCTTGAAGAGCATATGGGCAATGTTATTACGACTACCGATGTTACGGAAAATGAATCGTTATTGGTTGAACTTGGTAGGCGTATGTCTACTATGGAAAACAAACTTGCCTCAGTAGCGAATGGTAAGCCGGTTGACGACTTTTAGTGGTTATTGTTAATCGTAGTAATTTGGAGCGGAAGTTGAGTATCATCACTTCCGCTCTACGTTCTAATTCAAATTTTCCTCTTCTTGGAGCTAATATCGGTGGGCAATTAACTTTTTGGCAAGATAGTTATATGCCCATTTGGGATGGTATTGATTCTAAGGGAGAAGATGAATTTACATTTTCAGTTGATTCAACGGTATTTCGTAATATCGTGAATGGGTTTAAAACTGAAGACATAGATATTGGTATTAATGCTAAGAAAGCTGTAGTTGTTAAATCCAATCAGTCTAAGGTGATTGTACCGTATCTTGATGGTCCTTATGATGAAATACCTGAAAAGCCATTGATGCAGATAAGTTGTACGGTGGAACGAGATTTTCTTAGTGCATTAATGAAATCCAAAGATTTTGTTTCTAAAACATATGAAAATATAGGATTAACTTATTCATATTTAGGGCATAGAGGAGGGCAATTCTTCATCTCAGGAGCTGGTTCTATTTATCAATATGCAACCAGTGTTCCATTTTCAGGAGAAACGTTACCTGAGATAATAATGCCTCCTGAATATGCAGCCGTAGTAGGTAGATTGTTTTCTAATACTACTCTGCAAGTGGGTCTTTCAGACCGTCAACAGATTATCATGATGGATGGGCCAACGTTAATCTCTACACGGACAGTAAATGCGACATATCCTAATACTGTTTATGCACTGGCAGATGCTGATGGAGAATTGTTATTCGTTGCTAATAAACAGAAATTGTTGGAGTCTCTTAGACTAGCAGTACAGACTACTAAAGAGAATATGGTGGGACTTAGTAGTATACAAGATTCTGATTTAACAGGATTAGATGTCTACATACCTAATGCTGTGATTGAAGCGGAATTATTTGTTGAAGCGGAGATTATAAATTATTTTCCTTGTACGTATTTTTCACTTCCGTTTTTAATTAAGTGTATATCTACTTTTGAAGGCGATACTATTTATGTAGAACGTTTAAATCAATTTAATGGAGCGTTTAGAATTGGTACAGGAACAGAAGAAATTACCGTTTTACAGCCTATTCGATACAACGAACCTGGATGATGTTAAGGATTCGATCCTAAGCAGTAAAGATAGTTTTGTAGCGGTTGATACGGAAACAACAGGGCTAGATTGGACAACTAACCAGGCGTTTGGTGTATCGTTAGCCTGGGATGATAAAGGAATTTTTATTCGTAATACCGATTATGGTACTAACAATATCGGTATGTTAATGAATGCCTTATTTGCAGCAGAACATAAGACTTATGTTTTTCATAATGCAGAATTTGATTTGCATATGTTGAGGGCAACATATGGTGTAGGAATGCCTACTAACATAGTGGATACTTTACGATTGGCTTATCTTAGGAATCCTGCTACATCTCATGGACTGAAAGACTTAGGAGAGGCCGAATTTGGTGCTGTTGCTGGGGCTGCGGAAGACACTATTAAGGCATATATTAAACAATATCGTTTAAAGGGTTACCATCAGGTTCCATCTGAATTCATGGATCCATATGCCGTACTAGATACAGTTTTAACAAAAGCTCTAGCTCATATGTATATTGATGGGGTGATGGCCGATAGTTCATTTTTATTTAAGGTTGAGCATAAACTTATACCTATTATTGTGAAAATGGAGCAAGAAGGACTTCGTGTTGATACGGAATATATTAATCAATTAATAAAAGAATTTCGTGTAGAGCAGCGAGTTATTCAAGATTCTATCTATGAAATTATTGGTAAACCAGTGGATATTGCTTCTACTAAACAACTTCAAGAATATTTTTATGACCGTCTACGAATTACTCCACCCGCAGAAACTGCTACTGGACAGCGTAGTGTAAATGAGAAGTCATTAGAGCAGATTAAACATCCTATTGGTACTAAGGTAGCTGAACTCGTATTACGCTGGCGTAGTCTTAATAAATTGGCTAGTACGTACCTTGAGCCTTATAAAGATCTTCAAGGTAGAGTTCATCCGCATTGGAATGCTACAGGTGCTCGTACTGGTAGATTTTCTAGTAGTGGGCCAAATCTACAGAATATACCGAAAGACGATAAGATTAGACGGATTTTTATTCCTGATAATGAGTTTTTTGATTTTGACTTTTCTCAAATAGAACTACGTATAGCAGCAGATATTTCTGGACAACGTAATATGATTCAAGCATTTAAAGAAGATGCTGATATGCATAGTTATACGGCGGCTATGGTTCTTAATAAGGAAATAGTAGAGGTGACTAAAGAGGAACGTCAGGTAGGTAGAGGAACGTCAGGTAGGTAAGCATTTAAATTTCAGTGTGATTTATGGTTCAGGAAGTGATGGTATTCAGCAAAAGTTGGGAATGACCAAAATACAAGCGGATAAGGTACTTAACTACTTTCATTCTAGTTTCCCCCAACTTCGTGCGCAGTCTAAGTATCTACAAAGACAAGCGGAACGTGATGGTTATGTTCGCACTCTTTTTGGACGTAAGTTACCTGTAAATCCTGATAAAACATTTACGGCTGGAAATTATGTAGTGCAAGGTTCTGCTGGTGATATTTTGAAGATTGCCTTGCTTAAAACGGCTAAGTATGTTGAAAGTGTGGGAGGTAAGATACGAAATACTGTCCATGATCAAATTTTATTTGATGAAGTGGATGCTAGTCATGGTGAAAAAATAAAAGAGATTATGCAAGACTTTAAAATGGCTTCGGATATACCACTTAAGGTAGATTTGCAGCGGTCTATGATATCGTGGGGAGATTTGGTACATGATTGATATTGATAGAATAGTTTCTAGTATTAATAAAGAACTTAAAACTAATTTAGTGGTGGGCGATGATGATGCCTTAAATACTGTGCGGATACCAACAGGTATGCCAGCATTAGATAGTATGTTAGGTGGTGGAGTACCTCGACAAGCTGTTACTGAACTTTTTGGATACCAGTCTTCAGGTAAAACATATATCAGTCAGCGTATTATTGCACATGCTCAAACTCTAGGGTACACGTGTGGCTTCATTGATGCGGAATTCTCGTATGACCCTGTGTGGTCAGCTAATGTGGGTATTGTAACTAAGGATTTGATAGTTTCTCGTCCTGATACCGGAGAGCTTGCCTTAGATATTTTACTGGCTTTATGTGAACAAGGTGTAGATTTAGTTGTTCTTGATTCCATAGCAGCATTATTGCCTACAGCAGAAGCAAAAGAAGGTATGGATCATTTGAGCATTGGTTTACAAGCTAGATTAATGAATCAGTTATTTCGAAAGTTAGCTCCTTCTAATGAGAAGACTGCGGTAATACTGATTAATCAGATTAGGGCTGGTATAGGTGGATATATTACTCGTGATGCTCTTCCAGGCGGTAAAGGGCAGGAATTTTTTTCTCGTATTATGGTACGTGTGAGAAAAGGTGAGACAATAGGAGAACAAAAGAATCCGCAAGGGTTCTTTATAGAAATGAAGGCTGAGAAGAATAAGACATATACACCCTTATTAACGTCTAGTGTGCCTTTTTATTATACGGGTCTACCGGATCCTGTTTATGAAGCCTTTATGATGGCTTTAGACTTAGGAATTGTAGTTCGTAATGGTCCACAATATTCGTACCCTAATAAAGAAACTGGTGAAATTTTACATAAAGCATTGGGAAAAGAAAAGTTCTTACAATTAATGAAAGATAATGAAGGTCTTCTAGTAGCTATCGAAGATGAAATAAGGAGTATGGCATAATGACTACACAATCTTCAGTAGGCACATTAGCTGGTGATTTAGATAGTATTCTTCGAAGTTTTGGTAGTATGTTGGAAGGCGTTTATCATATAGATGAAGAATTAGCTGCTGAGATGGCAGATAAATTTTCTAATCGGTTACGTGAGACTGCTAGGGCTATATATGCTGATATGACGGCGGAGATTAGTGAAGGGTTAAAGAAGCCTCCTAAAAAGATTCGCAAACGTCGAATTAAAGCAGATATGATAGAACACGAGTTTGATGCACCAGACCGTGCTATTGGTCAAGAAGAATTACCAGCGAATGAAAATACATTGCTACATGCCGAGGATATGTCTGATGTGGATTTGTTAGCGGAGAAGCTATTGAATAGCAGTCGTACTACTGATCGTGCTGATGGGCCGAATAGGTCTAATTATGATACTAATAATCCTACTATGCGTCGCTTATGATGAAGTCAGAGCCTCGTAAAAAAGATACGCCAGAGCAGTTTTTAATGGCTTCTTGGGTTAAAGAAGCTGGTTTTGGTAGTATTTTAGAACAAGATTTTGAACCATATGTAGTGGATATATACATTCCTGATTTATTATTAGCATTAGAAATTGATGGTCCTTATCATATGACTCGTAGAGATAAGTATCGGGATATATATATTCGAACTACTTATAATATTGAAATATGGAGATATCCTTTAAAAATTATTAAATCGTCGTTTAAAATAGGATTTATTGATAATTTATTACAATATGCACAGGAGCAAGTAGATGCCTAAATTACGCCAGATATTAGATGTTAGAGATAGAACTTTAAATAAGCATTGGATTGAGTCTGTATTTGATGCGTATGACTTAACACAACAACGTCCATCATATAAACGTACACATTTCAGTCCTTCGCAAGCTCATTTATGTCCACGAGCATTGTATTATTACATGTTAGGATATGAGCAAGATCCTATAGCTTCACAGAATCTTCGTCGTATGGGCATTGGTACTGTATTTCATGAATTCATAGAGAAGAAACTGATAGAAACTGAGTTAATGGTGTCCTCTGAACAAGAAGTTACTTACGATAATCCACGTATTAGAGGGTTTTACGATGCGATTATTAAACGTCCAGCAGATGATAAAGAAATTCTTTTAGAATTAAAAAGTATGGCAGAACCAAAGAATCCTAAATGGCGTGAAACTATTCCACGCCATGATCATTTGATTCAATGGAATATGTATTCTTTAATGACAGGTATTAATGAAGGGGTTATTTTTTATATTAATAAAAATAATCAGGAATATATCATTTGTGAAACAGAGCGTAATCAATCTATTATTGATACTACACTAGAAAAGTTTCGATTAGTGCAAGAATATTTAGATAAAGGCGAACATTTTCCTTATCAACCAGATTGGAATCATGATTGGTGTAATTATAAAGTTACTTGTGAAAAAGATTATTTTATAAAAGGAATTTAAAATGGCTAAAGTATCTACATTTCTAAATAAAGCAGCCGAATTACATAATGTTGATATTCAGTATCCTATCCCTGAACGGCCTGATGGTAATCATCATTATACTTTTCCTATTAATGCAGACCGTTTGACAGATGTTGAAACAGATGATTGGCTTTTATTTTTAGGAGCATGGCGTAGTTACTTGAATTATCAGATATCTCGTTTAGATGGTGAACATTCTATTCTTTCTGAAGGTTATGACTTGCTTTTATCTTCTAAAGTTGCTGTTTTAGAAAAAGAATCTGAGAAACGTCTTCTTAAAGACTCATTAAAAGGTCAAGCTCTTGCGGAAGATGACCAGTTACAACAACTTAAAATTCGTACTATTGAACTTAATGGACAATTGAAGTTATTGAAAGGTCGTATTAGTCTTTATGATTCTCAATTTGAAACTATAAGTCGTGTAATTACACGGCGTGGGCAAGAACGTTTCAAAATATGAGTATTTTAGGATTAGATATTAGTACATCTAAGATTGCTATCGCAACTCTTTCGTTAGACGGTTATGATGTGGTAGAATTGATCTCTAAATCAAGGTCGTGGGAAACAAGACTCAAAGAACTTTATCTACAACTTCTTCCGTGGGTAGCCTCACATGTCGCTCAAGACGATTTAGTTTGTATTGAGGATATTCCTCTAGTTCAAAATCGCCAGTCCTTGATTAAGTTAGTTCATGTATTAGCCATGTGTCGTGTGGTGTTTATAGAACATGATATGGATATCTTCACAGTTAATGTGAAGACTTGGAAAAAGGATGTCATTGGTGACGGCGGAGCGGATAAGGATAAGGTAAAGGCTATGGCTATTAAGATTTTAGGAAAAGAAATTAGTAAATTATCACAAGATGCTATCGATGCACTAATGATAGCTAAATGGGGCGAATTACGTGTATCACCATAGTGGGATAAAAATTTATAGATCCTGGTAATTAAACGGCTTCTGGTTAGTATCTGAGGCACCGGAGCCGTTTTTATTTTGTAAAAGTGGAGTAAGGAAAAGTGAAAGCAGCTACATATAACCTAACGGATAATGCTTCTAAAATTTTAGAAAAGAGATATTATTTGAAGGGTGAACATGGTAATCCTATTGAAGATGCGGAAGGTATGTTTGATAGAGTGGCCCGTACTATGGCGGAAGTTGAGTACAAATATGGGGCTACTGAAGAACAGGTTAAAATACTAGAACGTGAATTCTTTGATTTGATGTGGGCATTGGATTTTATTCCTAATAGTCCCACACTCATGAATGCAGGTACAGGTCAAGGTACTATGTCTGCATGCTATGTGATGGATATTCCTGATAGCATGGAAGATATAATGCGTGTTGCCCATGACCAAGCAATGATAGAGAAGTTTGGTGGTGGCATAGGTTTTAGTCTTTCTGCATTACGTCCTAAAGGTCAGGGAATAACTACTACTCATGGTAAGGCTTGTGGGCCTATCAATGTGTTACGAGTGCTGTCTCAGGTCGGTACTATGATTACACAAGGTGGGAAACGTGATGGCGCACATATGGCTATCTTGGAAGTCTATCATCCTGATATTGAGGAATTTATCCATTGTAAGAATACTGAAGGTTCAATTAGTAATTTCAATATTTCTGTGGGTGCTGACAGTACTTTCATGCAAGCGGTTAGGCAAGATAAATATATTCATCTAGCATGGCCTTTAGACCGTAATTGTTATGATTCTCCCATTGATGATATGGATGGACGCTTCATAAAGGCTAGTGATTTATATAATGAGATTATCAAAGGTGCGTGGATGAATGGAGAACCTGGTATGGTGTGGTTAGATAGAATCAATCAAGATAATTCCACACCTATATTAGGGCAAATTAACGCAACTAATCCTTGCGGAGAACAGCCTCTATTATCGGGTGAGTCGTGTAATCTAGGTAGTATTAATGTTGGTAAATTTATTGAATATAATGTAATTAACTCATTTGATGAAGAACGTTTTGCTAAGGTTGTCACTACGTGTGTTAGATTTTTAGATAATGTTGTAGATGCTAATCAGCATCCTACGGAATATACGACTTCCATGAATCAAGCTACTCGTAAGATTGGTCTAGGTATCATGGGCTTTGCTGATTTATTGGTTCGTCTTGATATTCCATATAATAGTGATGAAGCTTTAAAACTGGCAGATACAATTGGTATTATTCTTAAAAGAGAAGCCGATAAAGCTTCTTCGCAAATAGCACAACATAAAGGTAATTTTCCGGCATTTGATAAATCTCCATTAAATAAGATTAATGGGGGAGCATGGGAAACTATGCGTAATGCGTGGCGATTATCTATTGCTCCTACAGGTACAATCAGTATGATTGCCAATTGTTCTAGTGGAATTGAGCCACTATTTGCATTGGCATATAAAAAACATAATATGTCGGCTGCTTTAGAAAATATGGAACTTTTCTATATTAATGATGATTTAAAACAGCGTCTTGGTATGTCTCATAATGCCATTGTTGAATATCTTGATGATGGACATAGTATTGATGGGTTAATGGACCCGTATCTTCGTAAAGTTTTCATTGTTAGTGATGAAATTAGCTATGATAATCACATTAGAATGCAAGCCACTTTTCAAAAGTATGTAGATTCAGGTATTTCTAAGACTATTAATCTTCCCAGTGAGGCTACAGAATCGGATATTGCTGTTGCGTATGATCAAGCATGGGATTTGAATTGTAAAGGTATTACTGTTTATAGACGTGGATCTAGAGAGCGTGAAGTACTAGTGTCTACGGCGAATACGGTGGAAACGACTGTAATAGATGCTCCTGGTTCTCGACCTTCTATATTAGTGGGATCTACTACAGCTATATCTACTGGACATGGTAAGATGTATGTAACAGTTAATTATGATAAAGATCAAATATATGAAGTGTTTGCTACTATAGGTAAAACTGGTAAGTGTCAGGCTGCTGATACTGAAGCTATGTGTCGTTTAATTTCTACCGCACTTCAATATGGGGTACCAGCAGAAGTTATTACAAAACAATTGTTAGGAATTACTTGTTGTCCGGTATGGAATAACGGTAAAATGGTATTATCCTTAGCAGATGGTATTGGACAAGTGTTATCAGGCTCTAGTGGTGTTTCGATTCACGCTAATGGTCATGGAAATGCTACTACATTAGAGAATTTTAGAGAAATCATTGTGGGGGGATCACGGTGTCCTGAATGTGATGGATCACTCTTTATGTCAGAAGGGTGTTCTTCTTGCATGGAGTGTGGTTATTCTAAGTGTGGTTAAGAAAGCATTTTCAGCATTGTACTTATCCTACCATTATGATTGTTGGTATGGTAACAGCAGCGGTTGCGGATGTTTTAATTGCGATAGCAGTTTGGATTATGGTACTGAGATTATGAGGGACTGAAATTATGATACGTAGAACAGATTTATATACATTAGCCGATATTATTGTCCTTCTTATAAAACAAGGACAAATGGGTTCGATTGGTAGAAATCCGCCTGGCGAAAGCCCACCAGCGGGGATGGGTTCATCAGCTAAACGACAGGGTATGTCTCCTCCTACTTCACCAGAAGGACGTGATTGGAAAGCTACTTCTCCTAAGAAACAAGCAACGCCGGTTTCAGGGGAGCCTGAGGTACCAAAAAAGGTATCGGTAAAGCCTCCCGCCATTCCAGCAGCTGCAAAACGACTGCTTGGTCAAGGACGATTCAAAGATCGTTCCAAGTTGCCAACATCTCTATTATGATTACCCCTTTATCAAAAATAACAGCCTTAGAAGCTGCTGTAGAGTATCTGATTAAAGCTACTCCAGGGGAGAAACTTGAGTATCTTAGCCCTGGAGAATCTGCTCCCGGTGATACTAGGACTCTCACTACTCCTCGTGGTGCTAGAGGTTATTATCCCTCTGAGATGGCTGTAGCGGAGGAAGAAACGGAAGCACCAGCTGAAGTAGAACCCGCAGAAGAACGAGAAATAGAAGCTGTACAAGCTCCTGAAGCTAAGCCTGAAGATCAATCTGCGGCTCCACCTAGAAAGAAAGCTCATCTAGAACTCAATACAGTTCAGAGAGGTGTTCGTCCAGCTTTAGCAAGAATTTTCCACAAAGGATTTAAAGTTAGTGATTTTCAAGATATGTATTCTATTGGTTTAGAGGATTTTTCTACTATAATTGAAGATATAGGTACTTATGATGCAGCCTTTGTCTCAGAACTAAGTGATATTGAGGGTGCTGTTACTTCAAAAAAAGGTGTTAAAATTCGTGTTGACATTCAAGGTAATTTAGGTCAATCGGCTGGAAGTATGCTTAGAAGTTTTAAGAGGGTAAATGGGGAGCTTAGAGTTACTCATCATTCATTTATGGTAAATAGGCTTTATCAAGGGAAAGGTATAGCTGCTGATATAAATGAAAATGTTGAAGAAGAATATGAAAAGTTAGGTGTTTATAGTATTACCTTACGGGCTAATGCAGATATTGGTGGATATGCTTGGGCAAGACAAGGCTATGATTTCATCCCTACTGCCAGAGGCGCACAAGGTGGCCTTGGAGAAATGAAGAAGCGTTTTATCGATCAAATCTATCAGTTATCTAAGGGTCTTCCTGCAGTTCCGAAGCTGGAAGGTGACGAATACGATGAGGCATTAATTGATAGGCTTCTTACGTTAGAACAAACAGGTGATTTGCAGGCTGTATTCGAAGAATTATATCCTAATAGAGATTGGAGTGAACTCCAAGATCTGGGGGATGAGCGGTTTGTTGCGATTATGTCCCCTTCCTCAGATAAGGATATTATATGGGACAATCTCTTAGCGAATATTGAAACTAGTAGACCCACTAGACCCCTTAGTACAGATCTGCCCAGGATTAGTGCGGAGGACTCTGTACGAGCAGAAGAACAAATTAATAAATTTAAACATGCTTGGGAATTTGCTGAATGGCATCTTAATGGAGAACATCTTGGTAAAGAGTTTATGTTGGGAAGTCATTGGAGTGCCAAAAAAATACTTGATAAAGAATCTCCCGGTTATCAACTAGGAAAAGAGTATTTTGCCGCAAAACGCAACAAAAAAAATATATCCTAAAGAGGGTGAAAACGGGGACTATCTCTTTTCTGAGCTAAACGATATTGCCTTTGAAGAGGCTATTAGTTTAGCTACTAGAAAGATAATGGCAGGTAGTAGTGATTTATCTAAAGCTACTGATGAAGAAGTCACGTATCC